TATTTTTCTTTCGCCTTGTTTAAATATTCTTCCGCTTTTGTCATTCGCTTCCACCCGCTTTCAATAAATCCATAAACTTCTCGTACTGTTTCTGCGATACTTTGTTGTGCTTCTTATCGTCTCTAATTTCGATTTTAAGATGTTTTTCAGCGATAGAGGATAATTCTCTTGCCAACACCTTTTTACCTTGCTGTATGCCCTGCATATAGCCTTTAGGTGCTTTTCTCTCGCCTATTGAACCACTAGCACGATTTTCTCCTTGTCCACCTAAACTGACATTTCTAAGCTGATAGCCTTTATCTGCATACAGCTTGATGTAATATTTCTCCTTTTCGTCAAGCTGACTTTCGGGGAAATTCAGAAATTCAACTCGCCAACCATAAGGATTTTTCTCTTTGTCGTACAGCTTGTGTTTGCGTAAACTAAGGTCTATGTGCTGTTCGTATCCTACAAGGTGGCTTGCCAATCTGCTAAGTGTATGTACCGCCTGTCCGATATACGCATACTTAAATCCGTTTTCATCTTCTCGGAGTAGGAAGTATATTCCGCTTTTGTCATTCAGTTTTGGGTTCAGTTTCAACAGTCGCTTTTTGTTTTCCTGTTCAATTGCCTTGGCTCTTGCTATGTTTTGATAATTCAAGAGTTGCCACCTGCCTTTACTATTTCCACAGCTTCTTCAAAGCACTCATCTATCAAAGCTTGAAAACCAGGTGCCATAAATCTAAATCCCGGTATTCTTTTTATTGCCAAATCAAGTGCAGTCTTTGAAGTCAACTTTAATTGTTCCACAACCTTGTCAACATCATAGGCTGTCGGATATTTATCCAGTAATAGCAATACTGTATTTGTATTGAGCAAAGTTCCATTACTTAAAGTAACCGATTTTAAATCTTTCTTTAGTGTGTCTACGTCAATCAATCTCATTCTTATCACGCTCCAATAATATACATTCAGTTTCAAAGAGTTTTTCAGATATATCTTTTGAATTAACTCTGCTCTCAAATTCTTTGATAAAATCTCTGTATGCCTGTTTTCTAACTTCTCGGTCATGCTCGGTACAATCAAGCTCATCGAATGAGATATTGATTTTTTTGATAATACTGTAACTTGATTTATCAGAATTGATATTCATGTATCTTTCAGTGCATATTGGCATAATGCCATTTTTCTGTAATAATTCTGCAATCTGTGATATAAACGCTCTTGTAATTGCAGAATCTCTCCGCTCTGCCATATCCTTTGCAATATTTGCAAATATTTTATTCGTATAATCCATTATTTTTCCTTTCTAGGACAGCCGTTATTTGACTGCCCTGTAATCTACCGGCTCTTAGTTAAATGGTAATTCCTCGTCAATACCATCAGGAATTGACATAAAGGAATCTGAATCAGCACTTGGACTGTTTCTACCTATAATTCCATTACTATTGTTCTGTTGATTGGCACGGCTTTCACAAAATTCGTGTCTTTCAACTACGCAATCATTAGTGTAGATTTTTCGTCCATCCTTGTTAGTGTAATTGTCTGTCTGCCATCTGCCCTCAACGATAATCTTAGTTCCTTGGTGCAAATACTTCTCTGCAAATTCTCCATTCTTGCCAAATGCGATACAGCTAATAAAGTCTGCTGCCTGTTCACCCTCTTTCTTAAAAGTTCTGTCAACAGCTAATGTATACCTTGCTACCGCCATACTTCCGTTTGCTGTCTGCGAATATCTAACATCAGCATCCCTAACAACTCTCCCCGAAATTATCACTTTATTCATATTTTTTCCTCTTGCTTTCTGAAATTCGTTTTCTAGTTTCTTCGCTTCTTTTTTGCCCTGTATGATGATATATTGTGTGTGCTGAATTTGTCATCATACATAAATTTTCAATTCTGTTATCATTTTTTATCCCGTTCAAATGATGTATGCAGCAATTTCGTGGCACTTCTATTCCTGTGGCTTTTTCATAAACTACGATATGTTCCATAACGTACCCGCCTTTATCTGCTCTTTTATGTTCCGGCATTAATATTTGTATATATCCTTTGCTTGTTCTCCTAACACCGCCATTCCAATTACTAGCATTTTTACCACTTTTAGCCTTTGACCTGTTCAAAAACTTAATTTCTTCGTCTCTCTTTAAGTTAAGCGAATAAGCTTTTTTATAGATTGCCAAAAATGTTTTATTAGGAAATAAGGCGATTAATTCATCATTTGTTGAGCAAGAATATTTATCTTTTAATAAAAGGACTTCCTCCTCACTCCATTTGAAATTCATAGTCATTATCTCCTTTCTAAAAAGGGCACTCATTAGGATTAGCAAGTAGCCATTCCTTGTTACGCTCTGCAACATCCACATTTGCCCCATAAGCGACTTTCGACATCTTCTCGATAAAACTATCTCTATCAGCATTTTCGCTCGATAGATGGCACATTATGACGTTCTGCAAGCTATCTGAATAATTTGCCTTAACAAAATCACAAGCTGTGTCAATGGATAAATGACCTCTGAATACGTGATTGGCTTTACTTTGGTTATCCCTATCAACTAAATCCTTGTCATAATTTACACCTAAGAGAATGTGGTTTATGTCTTTAAACTTCCATTTGATTAAATTTGTGTCGGTTATGTAAAGCATTCTTCCCATTTCCTTGTGAGTAATCAGAAAGCCGTATATCGGGCAAGGCTCACCATTTGCGTCTGTGTGTGTCCAATTTCCGTCTATTGTTGTTAAATCAAAAGGTTTTACTGTAAATTCGCCCATATTCATTGTTTTACAACTATCGCCTAAATATGGGGCAAGTATCTGTATTCCCATAGCTTCAAAATCTTCTACTGACTTGCTATGGTCTAGAGGTGGGTGTGACTTATAATCACACCCTTTATCCCCCTTATGTTCCAATCTAAGCCTTTTTTAATCTCCTTAATCGGTATTCCACAATCAAGGATAAGTGTTTCTCCACTGTTGGAAGTTAGCAGATAGCAATTTCCGGCTGACGATGAGCCTAAGCATTTAAGTTTCATTCGCAACCTCCGCAACAACCATAAGGCACATTGGCATTGAATACCTCGTCTATTTCGCTTGCATACTTGCGGTATTTTTCCGGTATTTTGTCCACATCTATTTGCCATTCTCCTGTATAGGCTTTATAATTTCTAATATGTCCGCCGGAGTCCCAAAATATAGGATATACGCCTTTGCGCTCACTCATTCTGCTACAATACATACTACCGAATATTACTTTTTCTCCGTCAATCTCGAGCGTCAAATCTCCACAGCATAAATTAGGATATTTACCTGTGTAGCTTATGAATTTGACGTGCTCGGTTACATTTTCTTTATTTGAATTGATTAGCATACTCACACCTCGATTTCATCATCCTGTGGGAACTGAAAAACAGCATTGCTGACACACTCTACCTTTGACGGCTGATTTTCGGCTCGCACCATAACACCAAATTTCTTTAATCTTTCAAATTCCTTTGCCGCATCGTCTGAAATATCAACATTCTGCATTACGATAGGCATACCGATATATGCTTCTCTAAGCATTTCCATAGCCTTATACGCTTTCTCTTTGGAAGAGTACTTGCCTAATACGTATTTCTCTCCATTGTATAGTGCTATAACGCTCTCCATTGCGTGGCACACAACTATCTGCTCATAAGGCAAATCAACATTGCCATGCTGTGAAATTACTCTCATATCAGCTCTCCTCACTCTGCATGAACGGCGGCAGCTCCTCTGACTGCTTGTCGGCTGTATCGGTCGGCTCTACATCAATTATGTTGTCCTCGTCAAAATCTACTGTGTTTGCATTTTCTTTGATTTCATCAGCAACAACCTTTTCTGTATCAAGTTTTACATCTGATACATTTTGAAATTCCTCTTGTGCATATAAACCTTGAAATCTATCTGGAAATGCTTCTCTTAAGGCCTGTACAACAGCTACTTTTCTAATCATTGTGGCTGGCTTTTTCGCCCATTGGCTGTTAAGCGAACCATCTTTTTTTCTTCCTGCGTACTCATCAAAGCCTACCGACTGAT